CTGATACACACGCTGATCGGTTCGACTGTCTTTCTTCTGACCGCATATTTGGCGGGGTGGATGGAAAACAGCTTCGGCGTGCTTATGTTTTTCCTGGTTGCAATAGGAACCGCATCCCCTTTGGTGGCTTTGCGTTTTCCTCTACCTCAGGGCGCAGGCAAAGAAGATGAATCAAAAAATCAAAGACAAGCCGCAAAAGGAATGATCGCTATCGCAGCCCAACAGCCCCCAAAGCGCAGCCGACGAAAATCGGTTGCGTTTTCTCTGACCAAAAAGAGCAGCCGGGCCTTGCCCGCACTGCTCCTGAATCGAGTTGCCCTTGCAATCTGATTTTTGATAGTCTACATCATAACACAGGGAACGACTCCCGTTCAACAGCATTTACTCCCGTTTTTTCGGGAACGACAATATTTTTCAACGCTTCACCATGCACCCGATACACGCTCGTCCCGCTGATTCCAAGCGTTTCCATGATTTCCGACCACGGCTTGAAGCACAGATACAGCAGTTCCAGCACCAGCTTCTGATCCGGGCTGCTCAGCCGCGAAATCACGCGCTTGACCTCAGCCTTCAGATCCACCAGCCGGTCGACGTCCCGGTTGAACTCGTTCTCCAGATCGATGATCTTGACGATGGTATTTTCCATGGCCTGCGGATTCGGTGAAGCAGACCGCGGCATATCCGTCAGCGTAGCCGTCACCTTTGCGGCGGATTCCCGCAGTGTCGCTACCTGCTGAAGCTTGCTGTCGATCCGCTGGTCGATGTACATCGCCTGGGACAGGTATTCCTTCGGGCTCATCTTGTTTTCCGTCATTCGTTTTCTCCCTTCCAGGGCATATCGCCCTCGTAGTACAGCTCGGCGATCTCCCGCTGCCGCTCCACAGGCAGTGCGTTCAGCCGCTGATTGGCTCTGGCTACGTCCTGCGCGTACTTCCAAATCGGCTTGTAGAAGGAGCAGACCGCATACCCTGCGCACTGTTCGCTCGTCAGCGCCACACATTTTCCATTGCGCCGGTGTGCAAAGCATCTCTCGTTCATGCTCGCGTCTCCTCCATTCGTTCGTTCAGAATCGTCAGTACCTGCGCATTGGTGCGGCGCACCATCTCCAGAATCTGGGCGTTATGTTCCTCGCTGCCCATGCCATCTGAATAGCGGCGCATAGCCGAGGCCAGGCCGATCGCATAGGAATCGCAGCAGCTCTTCACCAGGTCTGCCACATACCGGAACATCTCGGGCGTACCGGGCAGCGGCCTTTCCACATGGATCGGCGCTCCGTTGTGCATCACCATGCTGGGGATGGGACAGGGCGGTTCGGAGCTTGCGGCGGCGTCCGCCGTCTTTGCAGCAGTGTCCGCCGGTTTTGCCGCAGCTTTCGCCGCAATCTTTGCGGCGGCACTGCTCTCCTTCTCGCAGTCCCTGCACACCGAAAAAAAGCTGCGGCGGTTGGACGGAATCGAGAAGGCCGACATGGGCTTTTCCTGTTTGCAGCGCTCGCAGATTTTGGTTTCACCCTCATGCTCCTTTTCCAGCAGATCAGTGTAAGCTTTGTTGACGCTCAGCTTTTCCTGCCGCAGTTCATGCTTTACTGCATCGTCGGCATCCCTGACAATCCTTCTTGCTTTGCGGATTGTGTTATCTGAAACTCCTGCAAGACTCGCGAGTTCCTTGTTGGTATGGATCTTCTGTTCAGCTTTTCGAGATGTCTCTAAAAGCTGGGGATCATGTCCACCGGTTGAAGTCGCCTGTTTCTTTTTTGCGGCTTCCCGCAGCAAGGGCTCCGTTCGAAGCGCAAGTTCGCTGCGCTGGTAGGGATTCAGATTGCGCCTCCCCAGCTGATTGCGCAGCATCCACAGCATGGTGTCGTCACGGCTGCTGAAATTCTTTTCCTGAGTAGAAAACGAAATTTCGCGCTTCCGGCAGATGGCGTAGCGGTTATGCCCGTCCACGATCACGCCGTTCCACACGATGAGCGGCGATTCGCAGCCGTCCGCCACGATGCTCGCTTCCAGCAGCTTCAGTTCTTCCTCTTTCAGCGGGGGAATCAGATCCCGGAACTCGGGGTCTACGGTCAGTTCATACACTTTCTTTTCAGTCATTTCCGAGGAAATGCAGTGCAGCGCCAGAACCATTTACCGTTTCCACAACAGCGCTCTCCGGGTGGCGGACAGGCTCCTGCAGGCGGGAAAATAAAAATAAAAAAAATTTCTGTTTGCGTACTTTGCTATTGTTTGGCAGTATTTCCCTGTGGTATGATGTATGCTGTCAGAATCGGATGGACAGCAATGCGTAAAAAAACGCAGGCATTTTCGGATTCCGAAGAAAAGTGTCCGGAAATGTCCTTGAATGTCCATCTCCACCTGTGGTATGATGTATCCTGTCAGAACCAGATAGACAGCAATGCGCGAAGAAGCGCAATCAGATTCAAGAGTAGTGCGGGCAGAAGCCCGGCTGCTCTTTTTCGTTGGAGGTACGAGCATGAAAGAGTCCCATCAACCCAGAGCCCCCACCGTGCCGCGCACGGGACGACCCAATCGTGAGCCGCTGGATGTGGACGAGGTCATCGCCTACGGTCTGGGGCTGGCAGAAGACCTGGGCGTCTCCATTCCAAAACACAGGCGGCTGCGCCGAATGCTGAAACGGAGGATACCCATTCCCCAGATTTATCAGGGCGCGGATTACCGGCTGTGGATCGATCGGTATTACATCGCCGCACAGCGCCTTGCGGATGAGAGCGTTCGCTACGCCTACCTGACGCGAATCCATATTCGCAGCGAGCTGCTGGCGAACAGAAACTCCATCCGGAAAAATGGATTCGCCCTTCTGGATTCAGAAGCGTTGGCGGAGTTCGCCGCCGCGCGCCGCGCCATGGAGCACTATCAGACGGATTATGCCCTGCGCCTTTCCTGCCCCACAGAGGGCGGCACGGCGCGGCTGAATCTGGACGCGACATGGAGCTGCGCGTGAACGTTCTCCCCGACACAGGGCAAACGTTGCGGCAACAGGGGCAAAGGAAACGCCAACGGGCGGCGGCATTTCAAAAGCGTCAGGCCAGCTGAAACCAGATGGTCAGCCAGCCCTTCGGCGTAGGATAGCACAGCTCGGCGGTGGGATCCGCGAAGAATTTCTCCTTCGCGTCCTCAATCATCCGGCGGTAGCGCTCCTCGCCGCAGCGTTGCTTCACATAGCGCATGGTAATGGTCTCGCCTTCCAGCAGGAAGGTCTTTCGGATGGTTCTCCTCATGGGCGTTCCTCCGATTCGGTATGGCTGGGCATGCTTCCATAGCGGAAGGCGCTGCTGCCCTGCAGATTTCGAAGCAGCACGGCGCGGGCGTCCTTGTACTCCGCGCCGATGAACCCCAGCCGCAGCAGAAAACAGCGCATGGCATACTTCTCGTTGGGCGCGTCCTTTTCGGCGTAAGCCGCCCATTTCAGGCGATTGGAAAGCTCCGCCAGCCGCTCGATGAAAAGCGTGTAGGCGGCTCGTTCCTCTTCGTCCTCGGTTTGCTCGAACCAGGGAAAGGCAATCTTTCCGTCTTGTTCCTCGACAGGCAGTTCCGCCGCGTTCAGCGCGTCGCAGAAGAGCCTGTGCCGGGAGACGATCAGCTTTCGAAGCCGCGCAAGCGCGTCAGGCGAAAGCCTGTCCGCCGGGATGCTTACGGTGAAGCGGTCATCGGGAAGCGGTGCTTCCTCCGGCGCAGCCTCGCCGGGTGCGCTGTCCTCCGTCTCTATTTCGGAGCACACCGTTTCGACCGTGCAGGAGAATCCCCGCTCGGCCAGCGTCGCCGCCCGGCACCATTGGAGAGGTGGTTGGTGTGGACGATATGGCCAGTTTGCTTGTCAGATGGCGAACGGGCAGTTCGCTCAGCGTGCTGTACGGCATCAATCGGGTGAAGAAAATCTGAACGTGCAGGCATACCAACAAAGACCCTAACAACACACCAAGGCAGTAAAGCAGTCGGCAGCGGCTGCTTTTTCTTATCCCAATACAACCAAAACACACCACAAGGAGGCAAACCCAAATGAACGTAACCCATGACGGAAAGCTCCTCATCGCCGTAGGCAGGAGCCGTCAGTCCACCCAATGGCAGAACAAAGAATTCAACTGGAGCGAATTGCTGGACAAGCTGGCCCAGACCACCCGCACCCGGGAAACGGCGGCGGAATACGCCGCGCTGCCCAAGGGCGAGCGCGACAACATCAAGGACGTTGGTGGCTTCGTTGGCGGCTATCTCAAAAACGGCAAGCGCAACAATGCTTCCGTGGTCAACCGCTGTCTGGTCTGCCTGGATGCGGACTATGCCGACGAAGGTCTGCTGGACGACCTCGACCTGACCTTCATCAACGCCTACGCACTCTATTCCACCCACAGCCATACGCCGGAAAAGATGCGCCTGTGCCTCATCATCCCGCTCTCCCGGACGGTCACGCCGGACGAATACGCAGCCATTTCCCGGCGCATTGCGGACGAGCTGACGCTGACCCGCTTCGATCCCACCACCTTCGAGCCCGCACGGCTCATGTACTGGCCCAGCACGCCCGAGGACGGCGAGTTCGTGTTCCGCTATAACGACGCACCCTTCCTCGACCCGGACGCGGTGCTGGCCACCTATCCCGACTGGACGGACGCTTCCCTCTGGCCGACCATGCGCCCGCTGGAAGAGCGCACCCGTGTGAAGATCGGTAAGCAGGAGGATCCGCTGGAGAAGAAGGGAATCATCGGCGCGTTCTGCCGGGCGCGCAGCATTACCGATGTGCTGGATACGATTCTGAATGATAAATACACGCCTACCGAACAGGATGACCGCTACACCTTCGTCGGCGGCAGCACCACGGGTGGACTGGTGGTTTACGACGACAAGTACGCCTTTTCTCATCACGCCACCGATCCCGCAGGCGGCAAACTGTGCAACGCTTTCGATCTGGTGCGCTGGCATCTCTTCACGCCTGGCGGCACCGCGCCGGACGGTTCTTCAGTGGGCGACGAGAAGAGTTCCATCAGGCAGATGCAGGAATACGCCGCGCAGGATGAAGCGACGAAACGCCAGCTGGCTGAGGAGCGCAGCGCGCAGGCCATGGAGGAATTCGGGGATCTGGACGCCGAGAATAACGCTTCTGCTTCAACAGGCAATGCTTCAGATGAAAACTGGCAGGACACTCTGGAGATCGACAAGCAGGGGCGCGTGAAGGATACCCTCGGCAATCTCGCTCTCATTCTGCGCAATGATCCCAAGTTGAAGGACATCGCCTACAACATTCATCGCAGCGGCATCGACATCCGCAGGGACGCGGACGGCAAGACCACGCTTCCCTGGACGCAGCTGAAGCCTGGCTGGAACGAATCCGACTTGGGTGCGATTCAGATTTATCTGGAGCGGGTCTATAATCTGTACACGCCCAGCAAGCTGAAAAGCATCCTGCCGGCCATTGCGGCGGAGCGCAACTATCATCCTGTTCGGGATTACATCGAATCTCTTCCCGCCTGGGACGGTGCGCCCCGGGTGGACACGCTGTTCATCGATTATCTGGGCAGCCCGGATACGCTGTACATCCGCGCCATCGCCAGAAAGATGATGGTCGCCGCCGTGGCGCGCATCTATGAGCCGGGGATCAAGTTCGACAGCGTGGTGGTGCTGAACGGGCCGCAGGGCATGGGCAAGAGTTCCTTTTTTGCCAAACTGGGCGGCAAGTGGTTCTCCGACAGCCTGACCATCAGCGACATGAAGGACAAGGCCGCGCCGGAGAAACTGCAGGGCTACTGGATTCTGGAATTGGGCGAGCTGGCGGGGCTGAAAAAGATGGATGTAGAAACCGTCAAGGCGTTCATCACCCGACAGGATGACAAGTTCCGGCATTCTTACGGCTACAGCGTGGAGGATCATCCCCGTCAGTGCATCATCGTGGGCAGCACGAACAACGGCGACGGTTTTCTGCGAGACGTAACCGGTAACCGCCGCTTCTGGCCGGTGACCTGCACGGCCAATTCGCCGCATCGACCGTGGGAAGTGGAGAGCGTCGTACCGCAGCTGTGGGCAGAAGCCTGGCAGCTGTATAAGAATGGCGAGAAGCTGTTCCTGACGCCCGAGGAAGAAAAACAGGCGGAGATGGAGCAGACGGCTGCGCTGGAGAGCGACGTCCGCGAGGGCATGATCGCGGAATACCTGAACACACTGCTGCCGGAGGACTGGGATAAGATGGATCTGGCGGAGCGCCGGGGCTTCCTGCGCGGAGATCAGTTCACAGGCGGCAACCGGACAGGGACTATTCAGCGCACGACCGTCTGCGCCGTGGAAATCTGGGCAGAGTGCTTCGGAAAAGACCCTTCCACGATCAAGCGCTCCGATACCTACGACATCTTCGGTATGCTGATGAAAATCGGTGGCTGGGAGAAGTACAGCGGGAACAGGAACGCCTCTCTGAAGCGTGCGCCTTACGGGACGCAGCGTTGCTTTGTTCGTGTGAACGCGTTGCCAGACGGTTGCGCTTCGGAGAACGCAGGCTGAGGTTTGGATGCCTTTGGCAAAGGCAATCCATATAGCGACGGTGAAGCAAACAGGGCTCATATAAGTAGGAAGAGATTCAGCGGAATTGCCTGGTTGCCATCTCTCTATTTGAGTATTTGAAAAAAGAGGGATAAAAGAGAAAATGAGCGCGTATATGCCCGAATGCCTGTACGCGCGCGGGAGAACACAACGCAACATTTCAGAGTCTGACGCTGTAAGACTGGCGGCTCTTTGCTGTCAGCCTTTCTTTTGCCCGTTTTCTCCCCTGATTTCTTATGAGCCTGCAAAGTGTGGAATGCTAACGCCAAAGTTTGCTGCCGCATAAGGTATCCGCTCAGTAGTTCTATACGTTATCAGTCTATCAGTCGCCGGCGCATTGTCCGGCGCAGGAAGGAGGTTCATTTTGCCGGGTGAAAAGGATCTGCACCCGTATCAAAAGTTCTGCGTGGATTTTCTGGAGGAGAAGCCGCAGTGCGCTTTATTTCTGGACTGCGGCCTCGGAAAAACCATTATTACGCTCACGGCCATCTCGCATCTGCTGTATGACAGCTACGAGGTGAGCTGTGTTTTAATTATCGCCCCGCTGCGGGTGGCGCGGGACACCTGGATCGGCGAACTGTCCAAGTGGGAGCATCTGAAGGGGCTGCGGATGGAGCGCATTCTCGGTACGCCCAAAGAGCGCGTCACCGCGCTGTCCCGAAAAGCGGAACTGTACGTCATCAATCGGGAGAACGTGGAATGGCTGGTCAAGCACTACGCCGGGAGAAAGCTGCCCTTTGATATGCTGGTGATCGACGAGCTTTCGTCCTTCAAGAACAGCCGGGCGAAGCGCTTTCTGGCGCTGAAGAAGGTGCTGGGGCAGTTCTCCCGCGTGGTGGGGCTGACCGGCACACCCGCGCCCAACGGTCTGGAAGATCTGTGGCCGCAGGTGTTTCTGCTGGATCGAGGTCAGCGGCTGGGCAGAACCATGCGCAGCTACCTCGATCTCTATTTCACTACCCCCAACAGCTGGCTGCCCTACAAGCACGAACTGAAGCCCGGCGCGGAGGAACAGATTTACAAAAAGCTGGGCGATCTCTGCGTGTCCATGCGGGCGGCAGACCATTTGCAGATGCCGGAACGCATTGACAACATTGTGGAGCTGACGCTCTCGCCCCGGGAGGAAAAGCTGTACCGGCAGATGGAGCGGGACATGCTGCTTCCATACGCAGATGGCGATGTGCTGGCGTTGAACGCGGCGACGCTGGCGAGCAAGCTGCTGCAGCTGTCCAACGGCGCGGTGTACGATGAGTTCCACAACATCCGCGTGATTCACGATAAAAAGCTGGATGCGCTGGAGGATCTCATCGAAGCCGCCAACGGCAAGCCTGTGCTGGTGATGTACGCCTATCAGCACGACCTCACGCGCATTCAGCAGCGTTTCGGAAAATACAGCCCGGAGAATCCAAATGGAGTGCGCGAACTGAAAACCTCCACCGATCTGGAGGACTGGAACGCGGGGAAAATCCCCGTCGCCGTCACCCAGCCCGCATCCACCGGCCATGGTCTGAACCTTCAGCACGGCGGCAGCACCATTGTGTGGTTTGGGTTGAACTGGTCGTTGGAGTTGTATGAGCAGGCCAACGCCCGCCTCTGGCGGCAGGGGCAGAAGGAGACGGTGGTCGTTCACCATCTGGTGGTGAAGGGCACTATGGACGAACAGGTCATGCGAGCGCTGCATGAGAAGGCGGCGGATCAGAACGCGCTGCTGGCGGCGGTGAAGGCCAGAATTGAGGAGGTGAAGTGAAATGCTGGAAAGAGATATAGTGACAGCCATCAGGAAGTACCTCGCGTCGCTGGGCAGCGACGTTTTCTTTTGGAAGGAGCACGGCGGGCCCTACGGCTGCGCAGGGATTCCCGACATCATCTGCTGCTATAAAGGCCGCTTTCTGGGCCTGGAATGCAAGCTGCCCGGCGGCAGGCTGACGGAACTTCAGAAGCGCGCCATTGAGAAGATCAACCGCGCGGGCGGCATTGCCTGCCGGGTGGAGAATGTGGAGGACGCAAAGCGCGTGATTGAGCGCGTGGATTTGGAGAGGAGCGATACGAATGCCTGAAAAGAAACTGTATGACCTGACGGTTGATCCCGAATTCCGGGATCTGATTCCCCCGCTGAACGAGGAAGAGCTGAAGCTGCTGGAGGAGAGCCTTGTAGCGGATGGCTGCGAATCCCCGCTCATCGTGTGGAACGGTGTGATTGTGGACGGACACAACCGCTACGCCATCTGCCGGAAGCATGAGATCCCGTTTGCTATTCAGGAGAAGAATTTCAGCAGCCGTGACGACGCCATGCTGTGGATGCTGCGCAATCAGCTGGGGCGGCGAAATCTGAATAACTATCAGCGGGTGGAACTGGTACTCAAATTTGAGCCTTTGGTAAAGAACGCAGCAGAGCAGAGGATGATGGCGGGAAAAGCAGCAAACCCTGTGCCAACATTGGCACAGGGTCAGACCAAAGGCAGAACGCGAGATCATCTGAGCGAGGCGGCGGGAGTTTCACACGGTACTTTTGCGAAAGCCAAAAAGCTGGTTCAGTCGGCGGATGAAGAGACAAAGCGAGAGCTGCGCGCCGGAAAGGTTACGGTAAACCGTGCCTACACTGAGCTGCTGGAAAAGGAGCATGAGGGCGAAACCAAAATCTGTGAGCGCTGCAAACAGGAAAAGCCTCTGTCGGCCTTCTCGATCCCGTCCAATCGCCGCAGCTTTTCTTCGGTGTGCAGGGACTGCGAAAAGGAGATCAGTGCTGTAGCGAAGAGCGCGGCGGAAGCTGCAGCAAAACCGGCGGACACTGCTGCAAAACCGGCGGACACTGCTGCAAAACCGGCGGACATTGCTGCAAAACCGGCGGACATTGCTGCAAGCTCCGAACCGCCCTGTCCCATTCCCGGCATGGTAATGCACAACGGCGCGCCGATTCACGTGGAAAGGCCGCTGCCCGATACGCCCGAGATGTTTCGGTATGTGGCAGACCTGGTGAAGAGCTGCTGCGATTCCTACGTGATCGGTCTGACCTCGGCCATGCGCCGCTATTCGGATGGCATGGGCAGCGAGGAGCACAACGCCCAGATTCTGGAGATGGTGCGCCGCACCAATGCACAGGTACTGACGATTCTGAACAAACGAATGGAGGAGAAATGATCATGAGCAGAAAGAACAAAAACGGAAAGCGCAGAAACTATACCCCCAAGACCTACGGCAGGGATTTTCTCACGCCCACGCCCATTGAACGGGCGATTCAGGAGGCGAACAAGCCCGCTTCCCCGCAGGCCGTGGTCGTCAGCGACCGCATCGCCTGCGACGACAAGTGCAGCTACGAGTACAAGCGGATGCCCGCCGCGTGGCTGGAAACGGATTTCAGCTACCAGCGCAAGATCGATTCCGCCCGGGTGGATCGCATTGTGAACAGCTTCGACCCGCGCCTGGCCAACGAGGTGAAGGTCAGCTTCCGGGATGGAAAGTTCTATGTGTTCGACGGCGCGCATACCCTCAGCGCCCTCAAGCGGATTCACGGTGAAGATTCCTTCATGGTGGACTGCAAGGTGTATTACGGCCTGTCCTACGAGGATGAGGCCTATTTGTTTGCGCTGCAGAGCGGCGAATCCAAGGATGTGGCCTTCAATACCCGGCTCCGTGCGCTGATGCTCTCGGGCAGCCGGGAGGCGACGGATTTCCGAGCGTATACAGCGCAGGCGGGCTTTCAGCTGGCGGACAGCACGGGCAGCGCGACGAAAAACACCATCGCCGCCATCGCCAAGGCTTATCGCCTGTACAAAGAGTACGGCCCGGAACAGTACGTTCAGATTCTGCGGCTGATCGCCGATACCTGGAACGGCGCGGCGTGGAGCGTGACGGGCTATCTGCTGGGCGGCGTGGCCGTCTTTCTGCGGGAGTACGGCGAGGAGTACAGCCGCCCGCGGTTCATCAAGCGCCTGCGCGGCGCGACGTAGGAGATGCTTCGGGACGAAGCTCGCCGACAGCAGCGCGGTTCCTCGGACGTGGCGCACGCCCTGGCGATCACGAAGCTGTACAACCTGACGGGCGGGCGCTACACGGTGGATCCGCGCAGGCTTACGATGCTGGATTAACAGGAGGCAGATCATGAACGAGAGATGTTTTGCGCATCGGCGCAACGGAAAATGCGTGGCTCTGACGGGAGAGCAGTGCGCGGGCTACGCGGTCTGCTCATTCTACAAGCCGATTTGGAAGCATGCGCAGGATGTAGCCAGAGTCAATCAGCGCTTGAACCGGCTGTCGATTCAAAAGCAGAGGGACATTGCAGAAAAGTACCATAACGGCGAGATGCCGTGGAAGGGAGAAAACGAATGACGGCCCGAGAATATCTCACCCAGGCGCGAATGATCGACTCGCGTATCAACAGCAAGCTCATGGAACTGCAGCGGGCACGGGAACTGGCGACCAAGGCCACCGTGCTGGTATCGGATATGCCGCGGAACCCCTCTCCCGATTTGCAGCAGATGGAAAGCCGCGTTGTGAAAATCGTAGATTTGGAACGGGAGATCAATGCGGAGATTGACGCGCTGGTCGATCTGAAAAGGGACATTCGGGAGCTGATCGCGCAGATTCGAAAACCGGAGTACCGGACGCTTCTGGAACTGCGGTACCTTGGATTCAGAACCTGGGATGTTATTGCCGAAGAGATGGGTTTCGAGCCGAGAACCATTTACCGCTTTCATAGCAATGCTCTGCGGGTTATTGAGCGACTCATGCGCGCCGAGAAAAATTCCTGAGATTTTTTCTCCAAAAGTGCAAAATGTCATTGTTTGTCAGTATCCACCTGTGCTATGATGTATGCTGTCAAAATCAGATGAGCGACCAAGTGCCGCTCAATTCAGGAGCAGTGCGGGCAGATGTCCGGCTGCTCCTTTTCATTGGAGGAAAGGATATGAACGAAACGCATCAGGCCAGAGCGCCCACCGTCCCGCGCACGGGGCGACCCAACCGGGAACCGCTGGATGCGGACGAGGTCATCGCCTACGGACTGGCGCTGGCGGAAGACCTGGGCGTCTCCATTCCAAAGCGCAAAAGGCTGCGCCGGATGCTGAAACGGAGGATACCCATTCCCCAGATTTATCAGGGCGCGGATTACCGGCTGTGGATCGACCGATACTACATCGCCGCTCAGCGCCTTGCGGATGAGAGCGTTCGCTACGTTTATTTGACCCGGATCCATATTCGCAGCGAGCTGCTGGCGAACAGAAACTCCATCCTGAAAAATGGATTCGCCCTTCTGGATTCAGAAGCGTTGGTGGAGTTCGCCGCCGCGCGCCGCGCCATGGAGCGCTACCAGATGGATTATGCCCTGCGCCTTTCCAGCCCCACGGAGGGCAGCAGGGCGCGGCTGAATCTGGACGCGGCATGGAGCTGCGCGTGAGCGTTCTCCCCGACACAGGGCGAACGCTGCGGCCACAGGGGCAAAGGAAAAGCCGCCGGGCGGCGGCGATTCAAAAGCGTCAGGCCAGATGGAACCAGATGGTCAGCCAGCCCTCCGGCGTAGGATAGCACAGCTCGGCGGTGGGATTCGCGAAGAATTTCTCCTTTGCGTCCTCGATCATACGACCATAGCGTTCCTCGCCGCAGAGCTTTTTGACATACTTCATGGTCACGGTTTCGCCTTCCAGCAGGAAGGTCTTTCGAATGGTTCTCCTCATGGACGTTCCTCCGTTTCGGTTCGGTGGGGTGCGCCTCCATTGCGGAAGGCGCTGCTGCCCTGCAGACTTCGAAGCAGCACGGCGCGGGCGCGCTTGTACTCCGCGCCGATGAACCCCAGCCGCAGCAGGAAACAGCGCATGGCGTATTTCTCGTTGGGCGCGTCCTTCTCGGCGGAAACCGCCCACTTCAGGCGATTCGAAAGCTCCGCCAGCCGCTCAATGAAAAGCGCATAGGCGGCTTGTTCCTCTTCGTCGTCAGTTTGTTCGAACCAGGGAAAAGCGATCTTCCCATCTCGCTCCTCGACAGGCAATTCTGTTGCGTTCAGCGCGTCGCAGAAGAGCCTGTGTCGGGAGGTGATCAGCTTTCGAAGCCGCGCAAGCGCGTCAGGCGAAAGCCTGTCCGCCGGGATGGTCACGGTGAAGCGGCTATCGGGAACCGGTGATTCCTCCGCTGCAGCCTCGCAGGGCGCGTTATCCTCCGTCTCTATTTCGGAGCATACCGTTTCGACGGCGCAGGAGAATCCCCGTTCAGCAAGCGCTGCTGCCAGCCGCTCCGCCGCCGTTTCGTTCAGCGATGGAACCAGGCGAAGCGAAGCGTCGCGCGCCAGACGACCAACGCCGAATTCGTAAGCGAAGGTGGGTGCGCCGCAGTAGCGCGGCTTTTCGTGAAACAGTTCGGACAGCGCTCCAGCCAGCGCCTTGCGGTTGGACTGTGCGTCGGTGCGGATGATGATCATATACATTCCTCCCCGTTGTCTATTTGAGAGCAGTGGCTCCCGCGACGCGCCCCGGCAATGCCGGTTCCATCGGCGCGTTTCGGCTCCTGCCAGAGAGCCATCGTCAGGCGGGACGAACGTTTTCCGGGTACGCGCCGTAGCGGTCGCCGTCCGGGAACTCGATCCATACGGTGTTGGTCGATTTCACAGCTTTGGCCACGACGCCGGTGCGGCCGCAGTAGCGCTCGCGATGCCGTTCAATCGCGACGTTGACGAGCGTGACGCGCATTCCCCTGGGAAACTGATCCCGAATATCAGGCTTCTTCATGCTGATCCCCCCTCTCTATTTGCAAGCTCGTTCAGCTTTCGGCTGAGGGTGGCGCAGTCCGCCGTTTCATTCTCAGCGTCGAAACAGCCGGCCAGCTCGAGCATTACGGCGGCGCGTTCCAGATGCGCCGTCCGATAGTGCTGATTGAAGCGCACAGCCTCCGCAAAGCCCCGTCCGTCGTCGAAAGTGAGGTGGGCGGCGAAGCGCTCGGCCGCGCCGCGGATGTTACGGTCAAAGGTCTCTGCCTGTTCCAGTTCTCTCCTGACAAGCGCCAGCAGGCGGCTGCGGTCGATTTCAAAGATTTTGCGCATGGTGATAACCTCCCATCGTATTCAGGAGTATGGCTCCCGCGGGTTTCCCGCGACGCGCCCCGGCAGTGCCACTCTATTGGCGCGTTTCGGCCGGATACCCACCCGGCTCTCGTCAGGCGGGTCAGTCTTCGTCATCGGCATCCTGCTCGTGGAATTCCTGCATGATTTCATAGATTTCCTGCGGGTCGCAGTCGATACCGTCGTACCTGCGAATGTCCTCGGCCAGGGCGATGGCGTCCGAAAGCGTCCAGCCGTTCTCCCAGTCCATGTTGTCGTAGAGCTTGCCCAGCAGAAAGGCCGGGAGGTCAAAAGTTGAATCCATCATGATGTGCTTACCTCCATTCCAAAGCGTCAGTCGTTGCGGGGCGCCAGCAGGCGGAAGGTTTTCCCTCGCGCCTCAATTTCATAGCCGTAGAGCGCGGGCGTGGTCTCGCCCCAGCTGCTGCGGTTGATACGGGTCACGCGGGTGACGTCCGAGAGCTTGCAGCTCTTCATCCGCGGCTGGCGCTGGACGTACTTCAGCGCCGCGCATTTGAAAGCTTCGGGCAGGTTCCGGCGAACGCTCTCGTGACGCGCTTCCCGGCGCGCGCGGCGCTTTTTCTGAATGGCTCTGCCGTTTTCCGCGTCGGTATAGTAGTTCTCGCCAATCTGGCAGAACTCGATTTCGGAGAGAATCTCCAGGCGATTGTTCCAGATGGTGTTGCCCAGCGTATCGAAGCAGTTCATGCGGATGCGGTCGGTATTCCGGCCAACGATGAGCCGGACGCCGTCGGGCTTTTCGCCGCGCCCAATGGTGCGGTCCAGCAGCACGCGGATGATTTCATCGCCCCTGTACAGGTCGACATGGGCAATTTCGCCCTGCGAGCCGCCCATGGTGCCGGGGTAAATTTGATAGTCCCGGCTCAGCAGTTCGGCAACTTTCTCGGTGAAGGCGCGGTTGATATCGTTCTGGTTCATGATAGTACCTCCTTCTCATTTGGAAGCTGTGGCTCCCGCGACCCCTTGCGGGGGTTTCGGCTCCTGCCAGAGAGCCATCGTCAGGCGGGTCAGAGGTACTGGTCGAGGCTGTCGACCATCAGGGGGTCGTTCCGGCACCACTCGGCCACCGCGTTCAGCAGCCACTTCTCGAAGGCGGCGTGGGAGTCGAACTCGTCGGCGCAGAAGGCGGTGCGGTCACCGCATTCCATGTAAGATTCCAGGTCGTCAGTGAAGACCAGCCTGCCCTCCATTTCAAAGAGTTCGCGGTCGCTGAGCGCCTTCCAGGCGGCGACGGCCACCTTGCAGTAGCCATCGGGCAGACGGGTAATCTTGTACGCGCGGGTCATAAACATCCTCCTCTCGATTCAGAAGCTCAGGCGAAGAGCATGACGTAGTCGTGGGCGGTCTGGGCGATGGCGGCGACTTCGGCGGCGGTGGGCGCGACGTACCACTCGGCCCTGCCGCAGTCGACCCAGATGTGCGGGCAGCAGATTCCGGAGCATCCGGCCTTCCGGGGCGCGAAGAAATCGCTGAAGCGGAACCGCAGGCAGTCGATTTTTCCGTCGGCGGTGCTGAGGATAGTGACCTGCAGCGCGTCATACTGGTCGGCCACGCCGCTGGTGACGAATTCCAGCCGGGCGCGGCGGCTACCGCTGAGGGGAATGAAGCAGGCACGGCCTGCGTAGAGCGCCTTGCAGGATTTGAAAGCGGTAGTCTGGCCGGTGAAACA